GGTGAAACTATGAAATACAATCAATACTATAATAAAGAGGTTATGAACCTTAAACAACTCACTTGTGATCTTGAGAAACAGTGCTTCACTTGTGAGTTATCCGAAAATGGTGATTATTTATGTGTATACTATCTTTGCCATATAGATTACATTGAAATATCCTTAACTGGATATAAAGATTGGGCTGTAACTTACTATCAGCCATTTAAAGAGCCTAAATTTTATCATGCTTCAACAAACTGGGGAGTAATAAAGTTGCTCAGAAACCTTTTGATAGATGCATAAAAATAGCCCAGCGGCTGCTGGGCTATCATATTTTATATTTACATGGTAATTGATCCTCTATGAATCTGTACCTGTGTAACTTCTGTCAAAGTCCGGTAGTTGTGCTTATCATCAGAAACATCATACAAACTCAAATAGATATGTCGGCCTCGGAAGTTAAGCTGTGCAGGAATGTGAAAAAAGTCACTTCCGGACTTAACAATCACACTGGTTGGGTAGCATGTATAGCCGTTATGGTCTCCGATAAAGGAAGTCGAATAGATACGTCCCAAGCGGTACTCAGTGCCATCACAGACAAGTGTTCTGCTGTTTGGTAAGCAAACATAGTTAGCCCAGATTAAAGTGCTTGTATTTTCATTATATGAGCTCACAAAAACCCAACTTGATCCCAGAGTTGGTGTGAAGTCACCAGCTTCAAAGTTTGCAGTAACTTCGTAAAATGATGGACTACATGCCCCTGTTTCGACAGCTGTAGCAAGATAGGTAGCAAGCCGTTCCTGGCCTGTTGCGTTTGGGTGAAATCCGTCAGAAGCAAGAAAGCCGTCAGCATGGAGTATATAATCTGAGCCTGTCAGATACCGCCAATTCTTCCGCTGTGTATTATAAACAGATTTTGCAATCTTTAATCTGTTTTGCACGTTTGGGTCATCCGTCCGGTCAACTGACCATGCTACCATAGCGACAAAGACTTTTGCATTTGGGAATCTGACCTCAGTGGCACCCATAAAAGCATTGATTGCATTTTCGATCTCTGAATAGGTTCCGAACTCATTAAACCCACCAACTACCAGGATCTGTTTCACGTCATCAGAAGCAGGGACAGCATTTAAAAGCATAAGGAATGAATTGGAAGCTGTCGAAAATGAAGCTCCCCCATTTGCGGAAATAGTCACATTCTCAAGACCTGTGTATTTGATAAAGTTTGTAGTCCAGGGCTGTAAGTCACCCTCCGGACTATAACCAACCGTGTAGCTGTCTCCGATGATGATAGTTTTTCCGGAGTGGTCAAAAAGACCATCTCTTTTCTTTAATTTTGTGATATCAGCTGTATTTGTTCCAACCTCTTCTTTTAACGGGTTAATCTGTTCATTAATTACTTTTGTAGTAGCATCATTTACTACTTTTCCAATTTCCCCATCATCCAGACTTTTCTGGATTGCATCATCAATCATGGTCTGTGCTGTGTCTTTAATATGTGTCCACTCCCCATGATCTTTGTCAGCCTGTTTGCCAACTTTGAGTAACCAGTCCAGGTTCATATCCTGCATAGAACTATGTGGGTATTCAAAAAACATAATCATTCCTCCTTAATAAATTAATAAAAGCAGATCCTGTGCGAAAAGCCCAGTGCAATAATCAATAAAGCTTTGTTTCCGTAACTCAAGTTCTGACTGGACCATTTGCTGAGACGTAGTCACACCAATATTGCCATGAATACGTCCGGAATGCTTATTCTGTCCTGTCTCTCTGCTTGTTTCTCCTTTTCCGTATTCAAACGTATTTTTGTTTTCACCAGAACTTTGCACTTTTGTGTTGCCCCCGTATTCTGTCGTTGTTTTTTCATTTGGGCTGTAATTTGCATCATTAAAAGCACTGACTTCATTGGTAGCTGTATCTGCCCCAGAGTTAGTAGTAGTGGTTCCCTGTCCTGCTTCTGCTCTATTTACATCTTGACCGGAAGTCTGATTTGTTCGTGTCATATCCGGGCTATCTGTCCATTCTTCATGACGATCATAGTTTTCAATTGGTTCATAGTTAGTTAATTCTAACACATTATAAACCTTGTCAATGCTATTTTTCCATTTCCTACTCCATGCAGGAATAGCGTTGTTATGCATGAAATCCCAGTCTGGATAAAGTGGCTCACAATCCCCATATGACAGAAGCAAACTGTCGATAAAATTCTGCCTGTCGGCTGATTCAGGGAACTCCATCCTGTCAAAGAGGGTATCGTTCCATTCATAAAGTCCTGCTATCGTCACTCTATAAAGTCCCATATGGTTTCACCTCCGCAGTTTCATAGCTTCTGATCTTGATTGATAAGTTCATCTCCGGATAAAGTCTGTTTGTCATATCAACCCCTGCTTGCATAGTCTCAAGCCAAGTAGTGAGCCGTGTCACGGATTCTGCATCATTTTTGCTTGTTTCAAGTACATTCAGTCGTTCTTTTTTATCAGATCCGACAGATGGAATACCCACCTCTGTATCGAACTGGTCCAGAAGTTTCTCAAATACCTCAATCAGCTCCGGTGCAATGAAGTTTTGCTTCAGATCTTTATTAAAGCTCTCCCAGGCTTCCTGTTTGGCACCTTGTCTGTCCTCATTTTTTATCGATACGTCAAAAGCCTCAACCGGATTACCAGCTTGTATGCTGTCATAGATTTTTTTCAACGTCTGTGCTGCTGCCTTGTTTTTCGCAGCTATCAGAAAAGCTAATTTTGAGTTGAACACGTTCATATCAAAAGCACTTGCTACCAGTGCCAGCTTATAGCTGTAAAAACCAATGATATCTCCAATCCCACAAAAAGTAGGTCTGAGATAAATGACGGAACAGTCTTTTCCGATCTCCATGTCCTCCATGTTAATCTCTGCGTTGCTTGCATACGTGTGTATAGTAGCTGTGGTTGGTTTGAAATAAATGTTGTAGCCTGTCAGCATTGGATACTGTGCAATCAGTCCATAAAGGTTTGTCTTTGTGATGCAAATATACCCCCCGAAAAGCAAGCAATATTTGAAATAATCAATGTCAATGGATCCATTATATGTAATGTCCAAAATAGAACAAACACGCTCATAAAGCATCCGATCAAACGTATCTGTGTATAAGCTATCTACTTTTATTCCGGATGGCTGGAAGTAATTTGTACAAATGTTGATTTTATCAAAGTTAACTGGTGTCCACATGTTTATCATCTCTTTCTATTCAAAGTAAAATCCGTTGTTTAAGTAACTATTCACTGCTTCTTGATCTCCGGTAAAGCCACTAATTTCTATGGATGCGTTTCTGCATCTGAGATAGCCGGAACAGGTTGAAATCTTGCGACTGTTTCCATCTGCATAACCCTCACCTGCACCGTTTGGCTCTGTACTCATTCTTGTATAACAGATTACGGATGCTTCAAGATTATTGAGGATTCCGCCCACTGATCCAACCGCACCAATACTTGTAACTTCCGGAGATAAAATGGATTGCATAGTGTTAAGTACACCGGAAGATACACCAAGTGCATTTCCTGTCATAGCTGATGAGACGGTTGAAAGTCCACCAATCAATGTGTCACCAATATTGACGTTTGCACCTGCTATGTTTACAGGTACTGTCATCTGGCATTGATAGTGTCCTATTACAGAGCTTCCAGATTTTAGCCATACATCAGATATTCCAGAATATGCGTCAAAGTAGTAGTCCGCTACTAACTGTCCATTATTCGTTTTTGTTATGTCAACGGGAATAACTCCAATGCAAGGAAGTTGTACAAAGTAACGACTAAAATTACCATTGTAAAAACGAAAATCTGTATTAGAATAAAGTGGATTAGTCAGTTCAAGATTGTAGGAAAAATGAACCACCGGACTATTTGAAGCACCACCAATCAATAAAGCCTGCACACCGGAATCCCAGTAGCCTAAATTTACATCATTCATTATTGAAATAAAATTACTTGAGCGAAACGGTAACCACTTTAAATCTACGATATATTTAGCAGGATCAAACAAAAACTTTGTCGTTGCGTTTTCAATCAGTTCTTGGAAGTTATCAGCCGTATACATGAAGCTAACTAGCAATCCTAACTGTTTCTCTGTGATATAATAAGTCTCAACCCCTGCCGCTCCCACAATGCGCATGATGTAATTCCCCGCATAACCATTTACAAATACATTAACTGGCTGTGCAACAATAGTATCCTGCTTCTGCCAGTCCTCAGTGGGTAGATAAAGCGGATCATCAAGCAAAGGGTTTTGATGATTGGATCGCTCGATAAAGCATGTATAGTTGCTGATCTCTGTCCGGTATGTTGCTAACACATCCTCGCTGACTGAGATCTCAACCATGTCGTTATTAAGTGAAACTGTCGAATTAATAAAATAGTAATGGTCAGCCCATTTCACATAGTTGTATTGCAATGCACTGTCCAATGTTAGCTTTAACTTAAATACTGGATTCTGAAAATTTGTATTTGATTTTAAAAGACAGGGCACAGTAGTGCCCTGTCCCGTTGGTCTTTTGGTGCTGTTTTTTCTTTTGGAAAAATGGTATAAGATAATCTCTGTCATGATAAGTAAATGTCCCCTTTTGCTGTGATTGCACAGATCCAACCAGAAGGAATCTTAACCCACGTTGCTCCGGCTTCATCCTTTTTGACATCCTTTACCGTGACTGTGGTTCCTTTTTTCAGACATCCATCGGAATAAGCATGTTTCATGCCATCCCTTGTCAGATGTGCATACTCTTTGATCTGTCCCCATACACTGTAGCGTACATGTAAATGATCCACCCTGGTCGTATATGTTTTTCCGATCGAATAGGTTAATGCTTCATCCCATACCCTGCGGACGCAGACAAGATCATGTCGGCGAGTTACCGGAGAGATCACAACTCCTGTGCCTGGGTTATCTGCCGTGTTTTTACGACCACCCCGGCTTTCAATCATTTTTCCATTACCAACATAAATGGCACAATGAGTGATTGGTCTGCCGAAAAAAAGAAAATCTCCCGGTTTTTGACAACCGTCTTCTATCTTCCTCCCAAACATGGAGTATCCGGAAGCAGTATGTCTTCCAACATTTGAGCCAGCTGTCCTCTGAATCCAATAAAGCAATCCGGAGCAGTCAAGACCATGTGCAGGTGTTGAGCCACCCCACACATAAGGAGTACCAATTAAATTATGAGCATATACTACAAGTTCATTTGCTGTCATATAGCACCTACTTTCCAATCTGTTCGATTAACGTGTTCATTTTTTCCAGAGCAATCGTATTGTTTTTGATAACCTCAGAAAGTGTGTCAACTTCGTTTTTGTGTTCTTCGTTGAGCTTATCAACTCGTGCATTGGTCTGGTCATACATGTACTTCACAAAGTATGCCATGGCAATACAGCACACGATCGGAAATGCATAGTTTCCTAAAATTGTCAAGATTGTGTCTGTCATGATACACTCCTTGTTTCTATATAGTTATCTGTGGTGTCACTATATGGCGCCACGTCAACTAAAACTGATACTGAATTATTAGGTACTGATTCTATTGCTAAATCTGACAGTCTTGGAAATCCATAATAACTTTCAAAATCAATATTTATATTGTTATGGCTGCTAAATGTTCCAATTACATTTCCGTTGTATAACAAATTTGATGTTGAAGAACCAGATGAATAACATAATATTCTTCTGACACCCTCCTCACCTGTCAAATAATTGATACTTATAGATGATTCAGCGGGTATATAAAAATTAATCATTTTTACCCCCCTCCCCCAGTACGTAAAGGATTGCATTGTGTGTAAAATTGTTCCAAGCATTGAAGCGGTAGTGGTCAAAGATGTTGTAATAGCCACCGGCTGCATTGAATGGTGTAGCTGCTGAGTACATCCACTGATTATTTACTCCCATAGCCCTGCGGTCATATAAAAGACCAAGTACATATGGCAGATTTACCGCTGTCGTAGCTGTTTTGGAAACCCCGGTTGCATCAATAATGTTTGGTGTAATATTGATAGCCGGGCTGTCAAACTCCTGCCAACCGTTTACAAGTTCTTTGTCGGCAATCTTTAACTGTTCATCATTAAAGACTGTCGGGAATACCTGTGTTTCTGAATCAATCCAGAAATCGGTGTACATAAGCAGTTTCTGGTTCTCCGGTCTTGTGAATCGCAAAATATCTTTTCCAGTCAAATTCATGTGATACTTTGTCGTACGATCCTGCATCTTTTTGGAATCTTTCTTGATTCTTGCAACAACAAAAGCCATGAAATCCCTGTGATGTTCCGGGCTTAAAAGCTGCTTTCTTGTAAGCTCTGTTCCATAGGCTGTGTTATACTCCTTTACCAGATCAACTTCATTTGTGCCAAGTGAGGAAATGCCTGCCATGAAGTTGAGCACCGTCAGTCTGCGTTTTGCTTCATTTCTGGATTCGATGTCATTGTAGTAAGCTGTCATGTATGAGCTTACAAACATCAGAAACTCTGCTTCATTTGAGAAAGCAAGTGCCAGCTGATCCCGAAACCGTGTGATATGTGACTGTAAGACTTTGCTGCCGTAGAATTTTAATTCTACTACTTTCGGAGCATTGATTTTATACATGTCAACCGACTGACCATCTGCAAGCTGATCCTCATTCAGATCTGTATTCCAATCCTGTGAAGCTTCTGCATCCAGTGGTAAAGAAATGATCTCACGTGTGATAGCTCCCCAGCGTTCATTATTCTCAATGATGGAACGGAATACTCCGGATCTGTATTTTTCCATTTCAAAGTAGGTCCGTCCGCACCACTGACTGAGTGCTTTCAGTGTTGGTTCTACACCTGTCCGCAACATGGTTTCACCAACCGACACAAAGGAACTTGTGTCTACTGCTTTGATGTTTTCACGTCCGGTAGCCATCTTGTATAAATCATTGATGATCAAATAGGCGTCCTGGACTACTAAACTGTTTGCCATTTATTTATCCTCCTTAATTCATGAGTTTCATAAGGTCTTCTGCTACGTTGTCAGAAGTCCGCTGTGTTGTTCCGGTTTTCCCGGATGCTGACAGGTTGCCAGCCTGGAGCGTAGCAGTCAAGGTATTGATCGCTGTCAGCAATGCTGTATTGGTTGCATCCTGTCCCGGAGTTGGAATCTGTACCGGAGTAGTCTGCTGCGGAGTACCCTGTTCCGGAGTTTGAATCTGTCCAAGTCCGGACATGCTCTGAGCGTTCAGAATCCCCATGATCTCATTTTTTGTAAATCCAAGTTTTCCAAGTTCTAAAATCTGATCCACTTTCATTTTTATCTCCTTTTCTGCCGGAAGTTAATTAAATAGGTCAACGCTTCCGGGTAATCATCCCACGGCATCCGCTTCCGGCGGTCGATGTAGCCACGTTGACCTAAGTAAAATATAAGTCTATTTGAATAACTTGTCAATATAAAATTTTACGGAAATATTCTGATAACTTATCCTATTTGTCAGACGATAGCTGTCAATCCAGCTATAAAAGCACCGGAATTGATCTTTTCCATGTTGGGTGTCCTCAAACACATCTTTACAAGATCCAGAAACATGATCTGACACATACAAGTGTGCTTTCGATTTATGCTCATAAACTGCAACTTTTCCAATCACACAAATTAGCTTGTATTGCCGGATGTCCTCTGATCGGATAGCGGAAACATCATCATATGCAAATTCATTAGATAAAGCCATCTTTGCAAAGTCAGTATCGCCCGATAATGCTCTATACAAAGCAGTGTCTTTTTTCTTTTCTGAAATCGGGGAACCGTTAATTAATACTAAAATGATTCCGCGTTCTTTTAACATGGAAAACTCCTGCTTATTCTTTTTCATTCGCTCCAAGATTGGCAGCAGTCCAAAAGCTTGCACAATTGCATTATCTAATGTGTTTGAATTGGAAGCAAGCCACCAGCGGAATGATTTCTTTCCTTGCAACTCCCTATTTGCTGAGATGGTTTCGACAGCATTCAAAAAGGCATCATCTTCCCCACTGATTGACTTAGCAATCTTCTCCGGAATAAATTCATCATAAATACCCTCAGAAAAATTGGATCCAGAGAAACCACGATTGTTGTGCATAGAGGTGAGACAAAAAGCCTCACCTCTATATACTTCCTCTTCCTCTGTCTGCTCCATAATCTTAATACGACCGTATTCACCTCTGGGCTTTTCAAAATGAAAAAACCTATTCATATCTTTGTTTATGTCCTGCCACGGATCAAACTCCGGAAGAAACACTTTTGTCAGCTGCTCTTTTGTGCGACGCATGTAAATGATCTTTTCATTTTTTGAAAAAACATCATTGATAAAATGCTGGAAGATTCCATACGTTTTCCCGGTTCGTCTTGCTCCAATGATAAAGATAAAGTTAATTTTATTTTTATCTGCAAGCTGGACTATCCTTGGAACGTCCAGCCAGCCATTTTTATCATATATATTCATTACTGAAATCTCCCCCCGGAGGATGCAGGCTGTGAACTCTGGTTACAGTCATTGTATTTTTTGATGCATGCATCCTGCAAAAGCTGTGTCCACTCTTTATCCAGAGAGTAAAGGGAATTATAGTATTTTCCATCTTTCCCTTTTGTGCTTGGGAATGACAAGAAAAGTCCGTCTTTCCCCTCAACCAGTGTAACTCCTTTAATTACAAGTGTGTCATCCAGTTCAAGGTCAATAAAAGCCTTTGTTTTTGAGCTACCGTTATATGGTCTGCAAATGATTTTTACATTTGATTTTAACATTTATTTAATCTCCTTTACGTCAATTCTAATTATTTTTCCCACCTTGTAAGCTACGATACTGATTTCATCATCCTCATAGGTTACTTTTTTCAGACTGCTTGTTCGCAGTGTTTCATAGATTTCTGACATATCAAGCATTTTTCCTCACCTCCTTAATGACTAGTCACCTAACAGCATCCAGACTTGACAGCTTGCAAACATGCAAGCAAAAGTGACGCAAGTCCAGAAAAGCGTGCTCAAATCTTCTTTGTTTTCTTTCCAAAAATTTTTCATAGGTTACACCTCCTTTATACAGTTTAACTTATCTATGTTACAAAAGTATTACATATTTATAACATTTCTTTTATTCATATACCGTATCTTCCATTTCAAACGGCAACGGCAATCCTGTTTCTTTATCATACGGAATCGTATGATCCAATTCATACTCTGTATCAGTCAACCGGATAGCACTGCCATACTCAATCCTGCATCCGTCAATGGTCAGTTCATTGATTCCATCGTGGAAAATATACTCCGTTTTCATTTTCCAATGAGGATCCTGCCAATCATTTGACCTCCGGTAGTTCCTACGGAAAATCAAATCATTTTTGAAAATAAATCCTTTTCGAAAGTTTGTAATATCATCATCCAGACAATAGATTCCCTCTTTTGGAACTCCTGCAACTGTCAGATGTAAAGACTTATCTTTTTTCAACCGGTAGCAATACCGCTTACTACCCATCGTTATAAACTCACTGTAGATTCCATCAAACTCAGCAATACCCAGACGAAAAGTTTTTTCATTATACTCAACTACTCCAATGTTTCTTTTTTGTGACATTTCAACGATGGACTGATTAAATGCATTCAGTTTATCATGATCCCAGTCTGTTCCTTTTACTGAATCTGTGTCTGAATATAACCATCTCCGGCAGCAGGAGCCTAGCCGGAAAAGATAAGCCTGTGCATAAGCTGTGATAAATACCCCCCACTGGTAGGGCATGAAGCTATTCTTATTCCGGTAAAACTTTTCAAGTTCTTTCTCCCTGTCCTCTGGTTCTTTTGCTTCCCACTCTCCGGATTCCATCAACTCAGTACATAAGATCTGAATGATCCGCTGTACAGTCATGCCGTACATTCCATTTAACTCACCTTTTGAGATCATGTAGTTTGCTTCATCCAAACCTTTAAGGGTGCATTTTTTAAAAAACAATTCCATCAAGTAGTCCGTGAACCACTCTGGCAAGTAGTCTTTTGTAGCTCTCATGACTTTTGACACGTCAGCCCATTCATAATCATAACTTGACAGTATGACCTCTAAATCCGGATCAGTAAATGGATAAATGACAAGATCAGCATTAACGATCTTTCCATTGTCTAAATTATCATGAAATTGCTCATTTTTGCTTTTTGCTTCCGGAAACACACAAACTTTTGCTTTTGAAAAAGCAAGAGGTGGCATAGGCTGGTCTTTTTTCAACCTCAGATTCTTTAATCTTATATAGCCGGAAAAAGCATAATCTTCTTTCAGTTCCATAATGTCTTTTAAGGTTATGTTATTTGTATAGCAAAAGTTCGTCATTGGAAACTTGCAATAGCACATCCAGGCAATGTATGAACTTACAAAATCATAGCATTCGACAGGTTCTTTTATCAGTTGATTAACATAGTATCTGTTGGCATGAGTATACCCCCCATGATAGCAGTCAAGCATCTGGTCATACTGTTCAAGTGTTAATGCCATTTGTTCAAATTGCTTTCGCCATTTCTTGTCTTTTCTTGATCTCCTGCGGGCGTTAGTCCGGATAAAGCCCGTGTTTGTCAGTGGACAATTTGCCACGTTAAAACCTCTCTGAACTATGTATTTGCGTAGTGCCTTGCATAAGCTTATCGTATCCGTACAGACATATGCTATTTCTTTTGCTGTACGTGGACTGGCCGGCGTTCGAAACTTCTTATAGTCCCATGTTCCGACAGCTTTCTCAGTGGTTCCCATGTCTTTACAAAGCTTTTCTAATGATCTCTGTGTCAAGATAAGACTGTCCCGGAACTCAATCCCTTGTCCTGTCCATTTCATAAAGATGTACTTATGTGTTTTAGCAGCTAATGATTTGTCAGGATTCCCCCATTTTTGGAAAAAATGGTTACGGAGAAAAACATAGTCATAAGGTAAATTATGAATAAAAAATCTTACAAGGTGGCTGTCATCAGCATGTAATGTAGTACAGATTCTGTCTATCGTGTCTACCAGATCAGAAACATGATTACCATAGATGCAGCAGTCATTCTCTATTGTGATTGTCCAATCTGTCACAAAACCAATGCTTTTATTAAGATAGACAAAGGTTTCCGTGTCTACGGTTATTATTTTTTCATACACACCAAGGTAATGGCCTGCGTTGGATCTCCGGATAAAATTACCATCAAATAAGCGCATATAATCATAATTTTTAAAATAAACCACCGGATATCCTGCTACTAGCATTACTTTACCCCCTGCTATGGTCTGTACTTCAAAGCCTCAGCTTCCCCAGAAAAACCAAGTTGTTTTGCAATCGTATCCGCCATGTCCGGATCCGTTCTCTCTCTGAACTTCTCTAAATCTTTTATGATCTCAGAAACAGTAGAACTATCCAGTTTATGACTGGTGATTCGCATAGTTTGCTTGCTGTCATAAAATTGCTGCATCCACTTCCATACCTCAGACTTGAAAAACAGTTTCATTTCCTCTTTTGACTTAAAATTGATTCCGTATTTAGTGCTGAGGGTTTGTTGACGTTGATTTATTATTTCTCTCCAACCCTGCACAGTGCTACTTTTTTCTTTTAATACTTTTTGTATGGCTTTGACTTGTGTTCTAGGCAAACCTTTATACATTTCATTTTCTAAGTTTTCTGGGATGGTTGATCTCCCCGGAAAAAATCTTGCAAGCAGGTCCTGGTAATCTGCGTACGCTCCTCCGACTTCTGAATCAAATCCCTTTGCCTTTAATCTACGCATACGCTGATTCAGACGTTTTGCAAGCTGTCTGCGAAGCCGCAAAGCTTCTGCGGTAGTGAGCATGTTTGGGTTGATGTTCAGACCCTTTGACGTAGTAGGGATTTTAGGACTCATTGGCATCGTACAATACTCCCTTCATATACTCATAAATATCATCGTAATCCCTGGTCGTTATGCGGAAATCCAATTCCGGTTTTTTAATGATTAAGTAAAGATTTTCACAAACAACTCTTGCGTCGTTAATAGTATCACAAACAAGAAATGCAATAATAAAACGCTCTGATTCGATGTTTATTAGAGACTTTGCACGAGTGTACATAGTCTTTCGTGACATTCTCTTTATAGTTATGACTAACTCTTTATATCTCAGCTCTATCATATCAGATCTGTCAAGATCCTTGTTGGATTTCATAAGAGTTACTACAGGGGCTTTTACCCCGGTATTTGTGTACTTAATTTTTTTGTATTTTGATTTCATTTACTGTTCCTCCTTTAAAATCATGATATCACTGAATATCTCAATGGCTTCCTTATCACTTGATGCATTGATTTCCTCAACTTCGTCAAACCCCTCAGAAGCATCAGCAAAGTATCTTGTTCCATTATATTCCTTATAAAGTGTGTATGGGTAGCCCCAACTTGTTTCAATGGTCATGATCTCTTTTCCAACATATACTCTATGACGTCCGTTTAAGATCATTCCTCTTTTCATATCATATTT